TTGGATTCTTTTGAAAGAGACAAGAAAGACTCGGTTATCAGCAACCTGTCATCTCAAGAATTGCTAAAACTCGAAAGCATCAAACATAGACGCGATCAGTGGGAAAAGTCGCTTCACGACATGCTCATAATTCACGACCCAGCTCTGTTGCAGCGGTGGGATGAAGCTAAAGCTCGGCAAAAAGCTAATCATAAAAGACAGATGGAAGCCATAAGAGCTAGGGCTGCGGCTAGAAAAAAAATGCTTCGGCAAATATATTTAATTATGGGGGTGAGTGCCATTGGCATTCTTTGTGCATTTATACTAATTGGAGGGGTGATACTGATCTTTAAATGATGGATGTAGGAGCAACAAGCCCAGTAAATGACATTTCTTGGAGGCAAGCAGCAGAGCTTCGTTATCAGAAATTAATGGAGTCCACCCAGCGCGAAGAGCGTCGTCAAAGGGTGGAACAATTAAATACGACGTTGTATATTTCTAAAAACGGCAGGATCGAAATGCAGCAAGCGAAAGCTTCAAACAACATAAACTTTTTGGTGTAGATATGCCTCCCAAGAAAAAACCGGCAGCAAAAAAGAAAGCAAAATCTCGCGTCAATGAGGCTGGAAATTATACGAAGCCAACCATGAGAAAGTCTTTGTTTAATAAGATTAAGGCTGGATCGAAAGGCGGCAAGCCCGGACAGTGGTCAGCTCGTAAGGCTCAGATGCTGGCAAAGCAGTACAAGGATAAAGGCGGGGGATACAAAAGCTAATGGCTTTGAAGAAGTCTCAAAAATCTTTAAAGAAATGGACTAAGCAGAAGTGGAGAACTCCAAGCGGTAAAAAGTCTTCTGAAACTGGAGAAGTATATGCGCCCGCTGCTACCATTAAAAAATTAAAGTCCACCCCGAAGGGTAAGAAAAAACTTGCGGCAGCAAACAAAAAGAAACGAGCAGCGACAGCCAAAGGCAAGCAGCATGCTAAACATGGTTTGCATAAAGGGAAGAAAAGATAATGCCACCTAAGAAAGATTCTCGCTTATCTAGAGCAGGTGTCTCTGGATATAACAAGCCAAAAAGAACGCCAAATCATCCTAAAAAATCACACATTGTTGTTGCTAAAGAAGGTGACAAAATCAAAACGATTCGATTTGGACAGCAAGGCGTGAAAACGGCTGGCAAACCCAAGAAAGGAGAGTCTGCAAAACAAAAAGCAAGACGCAAAAGTTTTAAAGCTCGGCATGGAAAAAATATTGCCAAAGGAAAAATGTCAGCAGCTTATTGGGCGAATAGAGAAAAATGGTGATGGGTAAGATCAGTATTGGCTTAGGTGTTGCTTTAGCTGTTGTGTGTGGCGCATTTAAAATGTACTACGACAAATCACAGGCCGAGTTGGATTCGTTTCATATTAGGCTAGAGCAATCAATACAGAATCAAAAAACTCTAGAAACCACAATTGAAGAGCAAAATCAAAACCTGAAACAGACTATTGAAAATCAAAAATTAATGATTTCTCAGGTAGAGCGCTTACAAAAGGAAAACATGGCAGCGCAGAACGAGGTCACTGATATTAGAAAAAAGTTTTCAAAGCATTCAATGGATGTATTGTCAATCAGGAAGCCTCAATTGATACAAAATATTATTAATCGCGGTACGAAGGCAGTGTTAAATGATCTCAAACAGATTACCAATGAAAACCAGTTTGATCAGGACGTTTTTGTTCCTGATCCTGTTACTAGCTAGTGGCTGCTCCATCTTCGGATCAAGCCGGGAAATACCGGAAGTCGCGCCTGTCGAGGTGGTTACGGTTGTCCAGACGGCGCCTAAATATCATCCTCCGCTCCCGAACCAAATTGATCCAGTACTGGTGGAGTGGACCGTACTAAATCCGCAGATTATGCAAGAGTATTTAGACGACTTGAACGAAGGTAATGCGCCCACCAACGTCTGGTATGCTTTGACGACGAAGGGCTACGAAAATCTTGCAACAAACATGGCTGACGTTAAAAGATATTTGAGACAAGTTCTTAGCATAGTAAAGTACTATCGAGAATCGGATAAAGGAGAGAATGTAAAAGATGAACAATGAATTAAAAACGAGTCAAGAAGGCATATCTCTGATCAAGTCATTTGAAGGGTGCGAATTGACTGCATATAGGTGCAGCGCAAATGTCCCAACAATCGGTTTTGGCCATACCGCTGGTGTGTCGGATGGTGACACTTGCACTCAAGAAGAGGCAGAAACCATGCTGGCAGAAGATCTAGAAGAATTTGAAGACTACGTCAAAAACTACGTTGAATCTGAGTTGCAACAAAACGAGTTTGATGCTCTGGTTGCTTGGACCTACAACCTTGGGCCAGCTAACCTGAAAGAATCAACTATGCTCAAAGAATTAAACTCTGGCAATTTTGAAGAAGTGCCTCGACAGATGAAAAGATGGAATCGTGCTGGGGGTGAAGTTTTAGACGGTTTAATCAGACGCAGGGAAGCTGAGTCATTATTGTTTAAGGGAGAACCGTGGGAAGGTGTATAATTCCGCTAGGCGACTTACACCTAGGTCGCCTAGGAACCGGTGTTCCGAAACCCACTGCCTCGTAGCACCGGTTCCGACCATTGAATGACCTAAGCATCAAAGATTTTGACATCTTGTCCCGGCAAGATCAGTCCGAAGCGTTAGCTTTGTTGAGTCGATACGACCAGCTAGAAAAACAAGATTCGTGTAGAACAGATTTTATAAGCTACGTTAAACACCTTTGGCCTGACTTTATCGAGGGTCGACACCACAAAATTATTGGCGAAAAGTTTAACAAGATTGCAGAAGGTAAGCTGAAAAGACTTATTGTTTGCTTGCCTCCTCGACACTCCAAGTCTGAGTTTGCAAGCACTTACTTCCCGTCGTGGATGATGGGGCTGCGTGGTAATTTAAAAATAATACAGACCACCCACACCGCTGAACTTGCGGTCAGGTTTGGACGCAAGGTAAGAAACATAATTGATAGCCAAGACTATCAACACATTTTCCCAGAAATAAAATTAGAGTCTGATAACAAATCTGCTGGTCGATGGACCAGTAATCAAGAGGGCGAGTTTTTCGCTGCTGGAGTGGGTGGCGCCATTACAGGTCGAGGCGCCGACCTTTTGATTATTGACGACCCGCACTCTGAACAAGATGCGTTATCACCTACCGCAATGGAGTCGGCATACGAATGGTACACCTCCGGTCCTCGTCAGCGTTTACAGCCCGGAGGCATAATCATAATCGTAATGACGAGGTGGTCCACAAAAGACTTGGTTGGCAAAGTATTAAAGAAGCAGGGAGACGACCATGCTGACCAGTGGGAAGTAGTCGAGTTTCCTGCAATCATGCCAGAAACAGACACGCCGCTTTGGCCTGAATTCTGGCGCAAAGAAGAACTGCTTTCGGTAAAAGCATCTCTGCCGATCGGCAAATGGAATTCGCAATGGCTGCAAAATCCTACTGCGGAAGAAGGATCGATAGTCAAGCGAGAGTGGTGGCGAAAATGGGAGGGCGATGTTCCCGGTTACAGTTATATTATACAAAGCTACGATACAGCTTTTAGTAAAAAAGAAACCGCCGACTATTCTGCTATTACAACTTGGGCTATCTTCTGCCCGCAAGATGGCGAACCAGATCAAATAATTTTGTTGGACGCAAAACGCATGCGTGTGGATTTCCCTGAACTAAAGAAGATTGCGTTTGACGAATATAAATACTGGGAGCCGGATTGTGTGTTGATTGAGGCCAAGGCCACAGGCACCCCCTTGACACATGAGCTTCGTAGAATGGGAATACCGGTGACCGCTTACACCCCCTCAAGAGGACAAGACAAGATTGCGAGGATGAACAGCGTTGCTCCTATTTTTGAAAGCGGAATGGTGTGGGCGCCAGAAGATGAAACATTCGCAGAAGAAGTGATTGAGGAATGCGCGTCGTTCCCTTACGGCGACAACGATGACTTTGTTGACTCAATGACCATGGCGTTAATGCGGTTTAGGCAGGGCGGATTTTTGTCGTTAAACGAAGACTACAACGACGAAATAAACCTGCTACCAAAAAAGCGTGTGATGTATTATTAAATAAAACAGGATAGACTGAAGCTATGGCTATCGAAAGAAGAGATCAGTTGGCAGGAACTTATGGCGACCCTGACGTTAAATTGTCAGGATCTGAAATGAGTGTTGCTGTCGATCCAGACAGACAAGATCTTTTGGATCAGGCGGACGAAGTTCTTGTTACGCAAACCGAGTTGTTGATTGATGACGAAATGGATCAAGTCGAGCCAGCCATGGACGTTGGTGATTTCGATGCAAACTTGGTTGATTACATCGACGACACAACTCTATCAATTATGTCCACGGACATTCTTGGCTCTATCGAAAAAGACAAAGAAAGTCGAAGTGAGTGGGAAAAGACCTACACAGATGGCCTAAAGTATTTAGGTATGAAATTTGATGAATCCAGATCTCAACCGTTTGAGGGAAGCTCTGGAGTAATTCATCCGATTTTGGCAGAAGCGACCACGCAGTTTCAAGCTCAAGCTTACAAAGAAATGCTGCCCGCGAAAGGACCGGTAAAGACCCAGATCATTGGGCAACGTACAGCAGAGGTCGAAACTCAAGCTGATAGAGTCCAAGAGTTTATGAATTTTTACATCATGAACGTAATGAAGGATTACGATCCTGAGTTGGACATGTTGTTGTTTTACCTGCCTCTGGCTGGATCTGCCTTCAAAAAGGTTTACTTTGACAACGTGTTGAATCGGGCCGTTTCTAAGTTTATTACGCCAGAAGATCTGATCGTACCGTATGAAGCCAGCGACCTATCGAGCGCTGAACGAGTTACTCATTCAATCAGCATGTCTCGTAACGAAATTAAGAAACAACAATTGTCTGGTTTTTACGCAAATGTAGAAATTAAAGATGCAACTTACAATACAGAAATATCTGATGTCGAAGAGCAGATAGACAAGATAGAAGGGGTCAGTCCATCGTTTTCTGAGGACAGAAACCACACGGTTTACGAGGTCCACACAATATTGGATCTTGAAGGGTTTGAAGATACAGATCCTGAGACAGGAGAAATTACAGGGTTAAAAGTCCCTTACATTGTAACGATTGACGAAGATAGCCAAACTGTTTTGGCTATACGAAGAAATTACAGCCCAGACGATCCTTTTAAAAACAAAATCAATTACTTTGTTCAATACAAATTTTTGCCCGGATTAGGTTTTTATGGATTAGGTCTGAGCCATATGATTGGCGGTTTGTCCAAAGCCTCGACTTCGATTTTGCGGCAGCTTATAGATGCGGGTACTTTGGCAAACCTTCCAGCAGGATTTAAAGCTAGAGGGATGAGAATCAGGGATGAAGATGATCCCTTGCAGCCCGGAGAGTTTAGAGACATAGACACGACCGGAGGCTCTCTAAGAGAGAACCTTATACCGCTGCCGATAAAGGAGCCAAGCTCTGTTTTAATGCAGCTCTTAGGGCTTCTGGTGGACTCTGGCAAGCGCTTTGCTGCCATAGCTGACATGAATGTTGGCGATATGAACGCTGCAATGCCGGTTGGCACTACTGTTGCGTTACTTGAGAAAGGCACCAAAGTGATGAGCGCAATCCACAAGCGATTGCACTACGCTCAAAGATTAGAGTTCCAGTTGCTGGCAAATTTATTTTCTCAATACTTGCCACCAGAATACGGTTATGAAACCGGGACCGGTCCTCGTGACGTTAAGGCAACTGACTTTGACGATCGCATAGACATCGTACCGGTTTCTGATCCAAACATTTTTTCGCAGTCACAACGCATTACAATGGCACAGGAGCTGTTGCAGATGGTGTTGTCTAACCCTGATCTACACGGCCCTACAGGTATTTACGAGGCTTACAGGCGCATGTACGCGGCCCTAGGAATAGATAACATTGAATCGCTAATACAACCGCCTCCCGACCTAACTCCAAGACCTATTGACGCTGGCATTGAAAATAGCAGTTTGCTTTTGGGTCAACCAGCTCAAGCGTTTCCTGAGCAAAATCATGAGGCTCACATTCAGGCTCACAAAAGCTTGTTCTTAACTCAGGTGGTTAAGGAAAACCCTCTTATTCAGGCTGGTATTATTTCTCACTGCATGCAGCACTTGCAGTTTTTGTCCGCGCAGCTTGCAGAACAACAATTGCCAGAAGAGGTAATAGCGCAAATGCAACAAGCCCAAATGCAGATGCAGCAGGTAACTCCTGTGGAGGCCCAGCAATTACAAATGCAGATGCAGATGATCATAGATCAATACGCCTCTCCAATCATGGCAGAGCTTTCTGCTCAGTTCTTGCAATCAATTGGTCAGGGATCTTCTGATGCTGATCCGCTGGTTGCAATCAGGCAGCAAGAACTTGCGTTACGCGATAAAGAGCTAGATCAGGATCAAACCCAGTTTGCTCAAAAACAAGCTGCAAGGGCTGCTGAAAAAGCGCAAGACGTTTCGATAGATAATCAAAGAATTGCAACTCAGCAGAATATAGCTGATGACAAGCTTGGCTTGGCGTTTGACCGTTTACAGCAGCAAGAAGATTTGAAACTATTAGAGATTGGTCAAAACCGAGGACAATAAATGACGACTAGTTATATTCGAGAGGCGCAAAAGGAATTGAAAGCACAAAAAGCTTTAGCGCGAGAAGCTGAAGCGTTAGCTCTTTCTGAAGCAAATGCAAAAGCTGCAAAAGAAGAGGCAGAAAGCAACGAAAGGATCGCTAGGAAACTAGCAAAGGTTGCTGGCAACCCTCTTCCAGAGCCTGAGCCAAAGCCTGAACCTGAACCCGAACCTGAAGCAGCAGAAGTGGTTGAAGAAAAACCTAAAGCAAAAGTGGCTCCAAAGAAAAAGAAGCCAGCGAAAAAGAAGTCTAATTAATGGCTTTAGGAAGATCGCAGTTTAGCAAACTTACTGAAAACGCACCGAGGACTAAAATGGGCAAATCCAAAAAAGGAAATAAATTTCCAGATCTTAATAAGGACGGAAAAATAACCAAAGCCGACATTCTGAAAGGTCGAGGCGTTAAAGGGATGGCAAAAGGCGGCATTGTTATGAAGGCGCGTGGTGGGGGCGCTGCTACTCGCGGCCTAAACTTCGTAATGCCGAAAGACTAGCATTGGACAGCATAGACTTTGTCGATCATGTGAAAAGATCGATAGAAGAGCGGAAAGAGCGCATTCAAGAGACTTTAATGTCCGGCTCTTTGGAAAATATGGAAATGTATAAATATTTGCAAGGCGAACTTAATTCTTTATATTATATCGAAGGTGAAATAAAGGAATACATCAAAAGGCAGTCATGAGCGAAGAAAAAGTAGAACCGATAGATATTAGCAGTGCATATGTGGATCCCGAAGAGCGTGTCGTAGACCCGTCTTTATTGGATCAATCGTTAATTGAAAGAATGCCCCAGCCAACGGGTTGGCGCATGTTGGTCTTGCCTTTCCGGCCAAAGCCAACTACGAAAGGCGGGATCTTGCTTACTGAAGACACGCTGAATCGTGAAGGCTTAGCCACTGTGGTTGCCCTTGTTGTTAAAATGGGGCCAGATTGTTATGCAGACGAAAAAAGATTCGGAGGCAAGCGCTGGTGCGAAGAAAAGCAGTGGGTGATGATTGGCAGATATTCCGGCGCTCGGTTTAAACTGGGCGATGGAGGCGAGTGCAGAATTATTAATGATGATGAAGTGATCGCCACCATATTGGATCCCGAAGATATTGTGAGTCTATAAATGATTGAAAACAACGCACAAGAGCAGGAGCAACTAGAAGTATCGATTGAGGATGACGATCAAGTCGCATCGCCTGAATCAAGCGAAGACGAGCTGGATCGATATACCAAAGGCGTAAGTAAGCGGATTAATAAGCTTAACCAGAAAACCAGAGACGTTGAGCAACAAAACGCAATCCTCGCAAATCAGTTGTCGCAAGTTCAGGCCGAAAATGAAAACATGAAGCGCCAACAGCAGATCAATCGATCGGCTATGCTGGTTCAAGAAGAAGAGAACATGAAGTCCGAAGAACAGAGGGCTGATGATCTTTACAAGCGAGCAGTTGATTCTGGCGACGCCGAGATGATGAAAGAAGCGACCAAGCTTCAAGGCAAGCTGGAAATAAAGAAAGAAAAATTACGAGTCGCTCGAAGCAGAGAAGGTCAGGCAGCTCAGCAAGTGTTGCCTGAAGAAGGATATCAAAGGGCGCCACAGCAACAGTCTGTGCAACCGGTGCAGCCTTCTCAACGAGCAAAAGATTGGCATGCCAAAAACTCTTGGTACGGAGATGAAAACTCAGAGCATCCTGAATATGACAAGGAAGCATCCGAGTGGGCTTTCTTCAACCACTATAAGCTGGTTAATGAAGGCTACGAAGCGGATACAGAAGAGTATTTTGAAGAACTAACTAACAGAGTTTACAAGTATCATCCTCATTTGCAGAAAGCAGATGAGGACGTCGAGCAAGAGAATAGCAACCCACCTGTGCAAAGAGTTGCTTCTGCCCCTGCTGGGGGTCGACAAAAAACACAAGCTAAGAAGAATGGTGTCAGGTTTACCTCCTCCGAGTTGGAAAACGCAAGACGCATGAAACCGCACGATATGAGCGATGAACAGTGGTTACAGCTTGTAGCCCGTGAAAAGCAAAAAATCGCAGCGAGACAGGCTTCTTAAAATGACAACCCAAGAGGAAAACAAAATGACAACCAGAAGTTCCCGTGACTCCGAGAATCACGATAAATCTACTCGACAAACACACTGGACGCCAAGAAGGCAATTAGAGGCTCCGCCAGACAGACCGGGATTCCGGTATCGATGGATTAGAGAATCTATGCTTGGTTCAGAAGACAGGAGTAATGTATCTAGACGTTTGAGGGAAGGGTTTAGGCTCGTCAGAGCAGAGGATCTTCCTGAAGAATGGCGAGACTACATGGACTGCGTCGATGAAGGTCGTCACTCAGGTGTGATTTTTAATCAAGGATTACTTTTGGCTGAAATACCTGAAAACATGGTTGAGGAGCGAAGTGCTTATTACCAAGGTAAAACTCAAGATGCGAATGATGCGCTTGACAATACTATGTTTAATGAAACTCGCGGAGACAATCGTTACGTCAAGTATGACCCAGAAAGATCCACTAAAGTAACTTTTGGAAAACGATAGGAGTTTAACAAATGGCGAATAAAGACGCTGCATTTGGACTAAAGCCTGTTAAAATGATGGGAGGCGCCCCTTATAGCGGTGGCCAATCTCGTTATCGCATAGCCAGTAACTATGGCACCAAAATCTTCCAAGGCGACACTGTAAAGCAGGTAACCGGAGGAACTATTGAAAGAGTTGGCGCAAGCTCAACTGTGCCAATAGTTGGTGTTTTTAATGGTGTGCAATATACGGACCCCACCACAGGCGAACAGGTATACAAAAACTATTACCCAGCAAGCATCGTTGCTTCTGACATCATCGCTTTTATTATCGATGATCCCAACGTGGTTTTTGAGATACAAGGAAACGCTGCATTTCCAGTGGCCGACCTCTTCGGCAACTTCGATGCAGTCGATCAATCAACTACAGGTGACACCAGCTCAGGCAGGTCCAATATGGAACTTGCTGTTTCAACTGGTGCTACCACAAACACTCTTCCATTCAAGGCAATTGATATTTCGGAAGATCCTAACAACAACGATGTCGGCTCGACCAACACCAATGTCTATGTGGTTATTCAAAACCACATCATGGGTCAAGGTTCTGCTGGCTTAGCGTAAGGAGATAACCAATGGCGATTTCAAGATCGGCACTAGCTAAAGAGCTAGAACCCGGATTAAATGCGTTGTTTGGTCTTTCCTACGACCAGTATGACGCTGAGTACGCAGCTATTTTCAGTCAAGAAACTTCAGATCGAGCTTTCGAGGAAGAAGTTTTGATAACTGGATTTGGTGGCGCACCAACTAAAACTGAAG